CAAAACCTTATCCTCATCCATATTTTTTACAACTGATAAGGCCACAAGTGTTTTTCCTGTCCTACATTCACCGCTTAAATATCCATAACCATGATCAACACAAAGTTTTGTAAGCTTTTCGCTTGCTTCTTTTTGATACTCTCTTAATACTACCATTGACAGGGTTGGAACTACTGCTAGTGTACATTGAAACACTATATATGCAACATCCATGCAACAGAAACCCAAAAAAGTGATTCAGATCTATCTTGAAGAAGAACAAATTAAATGGCTTGATGCCAACAAAGGGCCAGAACTAAAAAGAAGTGGTTTAATAAGAACTATTATTAGAGAAAAAATGAATCAAGAACCTCCAGCTGCAAGAATCTGGAGAAAAGTTAATCAAAAAGATAACGTCTTATAAAAATGGATATAAAAGAAGAATTATCTGCCTTACCAAAGGCATGGGGTTATGTTGCCGTAAAAAATAAAAGGCCCTACCAAAACGATTGGCAGAATAATCCACTAAAAAAATCTGAACTTATTAAAGAACTTGTAGCAAAACGATCAACAGGAATAGGAGTATGCTGCGGAACTCCTTCTGGTGGACTACTTTTCCTAGACCATGATGGGCCGTCAGCTGCAAAAATACTAGGAGAATGGGGGTTTTCTCTTTCATCTCTTCCACCTTCATGGATGGTTACATCAGGTAGGGTCGGTAGGTTTCAAATTATCTACAAGGTTCCAGAAAAATATTGGTCAAAAATTAAAACTCGTAAATATCAAACAGGGGTAAAAGATGAGGATGGGTCAGTTGAACAGATAGAACTCCGCTGGGATGGTACACAGTCAATAGTATCTGGTTCACATCCAATGACTGATGGTTACAGGTGGATGGATGGTCGTTCACCAAGAGATTTAAAAGAAATAGCTGAAGCTCCACTTGCAATAATTAAAAAGATGATGGAGCCAAAGAAGAAAACATCAAAAACTCCTCAAATACAAACACTTAACTCAGATACCGATAAGGCTCGTTCTCTTCTTCAATCAATAAGTCCATCAAGACTTGATGACTACGACACATGGTTAAAGATTGGTATGGCTGCACATTCAGTAGGAGATAATTCTCTTTTATCTGATTGGGAGCAACTATCACAAAAAAATAGCAAATATAAATCTGGGGAATGTGAGAAGAAATGGTCTTCCTTCAAATCATCAGGGGTTTCTCTCGGCACTCTCCAAAAGTTTGCCACCGAAGATGGCTGGTCGCCTCCTCCACGGTCTTTTCCCACCTCAATAGAACCAAAAGAAGAATCAACACCTGTACCTCGTAAATTAGAACAACTGACATCTCAGGAGTTGATGAATTTTTTACGCAACTTAAAACAGGAAATCAGATTTAATACCTTCTCCCATTCAATTGAAATGGAAGGCAAAGTTATTAAAAATATTGAGATTTTTTACCTTACCCTCGCAGAACTTGGTTATAAAGTTCCAAAAGAAATGGCAGTTGATTGTCTTCTTAAAGTAGCCCATGAAAATGAATATGATCCTGTGAAACTTTATCTTGATCATTGCTACAACGAAATCCAACCAGCTTACATTGAATCTTTGGCCTCAACATATCTAAGGCCACAGGATCAAAACCTGACCGAGCCGACAATATATGACACCATGCTAAAACTAACCCTAATAAATGCAGTAAGAAGAGTTTATATTCCAGGTTGCAAACATGACACCGCCACTGTCTTGCAAGGTTCACAGGGAATAAAAAAATCTTCTTTCTGGCAAACATTATTCGGGCCGTTCTTTTCTGATGCCCTCGGTGATATTTCCTCAAAAGATGATCTTCTCGTTCTCCACCGTTCATGGGGAATGGAATGGTCTGAAATTGATGGTGTAACATCCAGAAAACACGCAGGGGTGGTAAAGGCTTTTTTATCTCGTGCCACTGATCTTCTTAGAGTTCCTTACGGAAAGGCAGTAGAAGAATGGCCCAGACGAGGCATTATTGTCGGATCTACAAATAAAGAATCAGGTTTGCTTATAGATGATACAGGCAACAGGCGTTTTCATGTCATACCATGCACTGCAAAATCTATTGATCTTGATTCCTTACAACTTGAGAGAGATTCCTTGTGGTCGGCAGCCGTTCATGCTTTTAAAAATAATGAACCTCATTATCTATCTTTAAAACAAGAGCATCAGATTGAAAAAGAAAATTTAGGTTACATGGTGGATTCTCCTTGGTCTTCTGTTATCAGTAATTGGTTGAATGATCCCTCCAACTCCGTTAAAGATATTACTATTGAACTTTTATTATCTGAAGCTGTTGAAAAACCTATCGAAAGACAAACAAAAAGTGACGTTATGACCGTAAGTCAAATCTTAAGGAGTCTCAAATATGATCGTAAAAAGAAAAGAATCATGGGAACATCTAAATGGGTATGGTTCGCAAAACCTTCTTGATGTTCCTTACTGTTCCTACCTTGTTCCTACCTTCGGGAACACTTAAAACTCTTTCTATAACTATATATATATATATATGTTCCTTATGTTCCTAGTATATTATATATAAATATAATAATAGTATATATAGGGGATATAGGGGATAAATATAACGTTAGGTAAGTTTGGTACAAAGGTGGGAACAGCGGGAACGTGGGAACACCTGTTCAGTCTCAAATGAGTCTCAAAATTAAGAAATATTCATATTTTCTCATTTGCGTGTAACATCTATGTAATGGCTAAAAAAGGTACAAAATTAGAAACTGTTATCAGATCTCGCAAACTTGGCGAGATCATCGCTAAAGGTGGTCGTAGATCTGACTGTAATCGCTATGCTTCGGAGAACTGGGGGGTAGGAGAAAGATCTGTTGATAAGTATTTGGAGATTGCTAGAGCCGAGATGAAAGCCGATTGGGATATGGAAAGACCTGAAATGGTGGCAAATCTTTTAGCACAAGCTGCAACGTTACAAATGGAAGCAAGAGAAAAAGGTCAACTGCATATTGCTCTTGGTGCGATCAATACAGCAGCTAGACTTGCACAGATTATTTCGTGAGCATTTTAGATACAGTTCAACCTGGAAAAGTTTTATATCAAATAGGGGCATATGATTTACCGACAGCAGATGAAGCAATAACTCGAATATCTCAAGATTTACTTCCGCATCAAGCAAAGTTCTGCCAAGACATGGAGCATAGAAAATTAGCACTTGTTTGTGGTTTTGGTGCTGGCAAAACTCACGCATTAATTTCAAAATCTTGCATACTGGCAGCACTCAATGTTGGTCATGTTTCTGCCATCTTTGAACCTACGAGTCCGATGCTCAGAGATATTTTACAAAGAACGATGAATGAATTATTAGACCAATGGCAAATACCTTTTTCATTTAGAGCTTCACCACTTCCTGAATACAATCTGGAATTTAAAGAAGGTACTCATACTATCTTGTTAAGAACAATGCTTACATACCAACGTCTTCGAGGGCAGAACTTATGTGCAGTTGGATTTGATGAGGCAGACACTATTCCAAAACGAGAGGCAGAGAGTGCAATGAATATGGCACTTGCAAGACTTAGGTCTGGGAATGTTCAACAGTTCTACGCAACAACAACTCCCGAAGGTCATGGCTGGGCATTTGAAACATTCGAAAAGAATAAAAAATCTGATACAGGATTAATCCAAGCAAAGACAAAAGACAACCCATATTTACCCGACAATTTCATTCAATCTCTTGAAGAAAACTATCCACCGCAGTTGATAAAGGCTTACTTGCTAGGACAATGGGTCAATTTAACGCAGGGTCAGGTTTATAGTAAATTCTCCAGGGAGCATCATGTCATCGACAAAATACTGTTTGATATCAAAATGGAAACTCTTTTGATAGGAATTGATTTCAACGTGATGAACTGCAACGCAGTGGTTGGGATAAAAGATGGCGACAAGCTGGTGATCATTGATGAGATATCAAAACAAAATGATACAGATGCGTTGGCACAAGAAATCCGCAGACGTTATAGTTCAAACAGAATATTAGTTTACCCAGACGCTAGTGGTTCAGCACGTTCAACAATCAATGCCTCGAAAACAGACATCGCAATCTTGCAAAGTTACGGATTCAGTTCAATGGCTCTCAAGAGCAACCCCTTTATCAAAGATCGAGTTGCAACCGTCAATGCGTTATTACAAAACGGCAAAGGGGAAAGACGTTTGGCGATTCATGCCAGTTGCACTCGTCTGATTGAATGTTTAGAATTGCAAAGTTATGACGAAAAGACAGGAGATCCCGATAAACAAAATGGCTATGATCACCATGTAGATGCCCTCGGTTATCTTATTTTCAGAGAATTTAATTTACTTTATGGAAGGGCAGGCAAGCCGACAGGCATTAGAATATATTAAAAGATCTGATATTATGAGGAAAAACCGTGTATAGCTCTTTAAATATTTACAATCAGCCTGTAACATTAGCTCCTACAACGGTTGCAAGTCCTAATGCTGCCTATCAAAGGATGGCTAATTTCTGGGGTTTGGTTGAAGATTTAAAAGAGGGAACATATAAGATCAGAAGTGAACATAGAAAATATTTAAATCAAGAGCCAAGAGAAACTGACGATGCTTATGACACAAGGTTGGCAAGGTCAACAGTAGTGCCATACCTCCAACGAATTGAGAAAATGTTAAGCGGTATGCTGGTTAGAAAGCCTATTCGGTTAGACGATGTTTCAGATTTAGTAAGAGAGCAGTTGTTTGACGTTGATTTAGAGGGTAATGATCTGAATGTCTGGTTATATCAAACGGCAAGAACAGCAATCAGTTTTGGTCATGTAGGAATATTGGTAGATGCCCCAAAGGATGGAGAAAAGACAAGACCTTATTGGGTTACATATGCACCAAAAAACATCCTCGGTTGGAGGACAGAAATTGTTGAGGGTGTAAGACAATTAAGCCAGCTACGATTGATGGAACAGGTGGTCGAGGCTGATGGTAAATATGGTGAAAAGATTATTAAACAAATTAGGGTGTTAGAACCTGGGCGATATGAAATTCATAGAAAAGATAAAAAAGGAGAATATAAATTACATGATGAGGGTGAGATGAGTATTAAGGATAAGATCCCATTTTCTGTTGCATATGCAAATCGTGTCGGGATGTATGAATCACGCAGCCCTTTATACGATATCGCAGAACTAAACCTCAAGCATTACCAGATTCAGAGTGACCTAGATAATATTTTACATATCAGTTCTGTTCCATTGCTTGCAGTCTTTGGCTATCCAAATGCAGATGAGATAACAACAGGCCCGAATGAAGCATTATCATTACCACCCGAATCAAGAATGGAATATGTAAGCCCATCGGGTGACAGTTATGACAGTCAGTTTACAAGATTAAAAGATATTGGAGAACAGATAAACACCTTATCTTTGAGTGCAGTTCTTGGTACTAAATTAGTTGGTGAGTCAGCCGAGGCCAAACGAATTGACCGTTCACAAAATGACAGCACCATGATGGTCATTGCTCAACAGATGCAAGACTTGATTGATAACTGTTTAAAGTTTCACAGTGAATATTTAAACGAACCTAACGCGGGTAGTTCTTTTGTTAATAGAGATTTCGTAACAGCAAGATTAGAACCTCAAGAAATTCAAAGTTTACTTCAACTATTTACAGCTGGTACTATCAGTCAGGAAACATTGCTTACACAGTTAAGCAGTGGGGAGATTCTTGGTGATGACTTTGATGTGGAAGAAGAAGTCGAGGCAACACAATCTGGCGGACTGATCGAAATGGAAGCCCCAGCCCAACCTGACGCAGCTTAATGAATGGCAGTTCCAGAGGCTTTTTATAGAGAGGCTATTGATCTCAACAGATATAGCAACAAAGTTCAATTTCAAATTGCAAGTCAATTTAATGAAGTAATTTTAGATGCCTTAAGAAAGATAAGAGATCTTGAGGGTAACAGCCCAACTACCACTGCAAGGCTCCGATCAATCTTGGCACAAATGGTTGATAGTTTAAAAGGTTGGGAGAATGAAAGTGCAGCATATATGATTGATGAAATTCAAAATCTAGCGGAGTTTCAAGTTGGCTTTGTGCAAGATCAACTACAAAAGGTTCTGCCAAAAGGTGAGTTCCAGGTAAACACAGTTTCAGTTTCACCTGACTTTGCAAAATCAATCGTCACGAAAGATCCAACTGCCATGACTATCAGATTGAGGGATAAAGATGGTGTATTTAGGTCTGCTCAGTTTGCCTTGACTGCGAAAAGAGGATCAGAAATATCATTACCAAATGGTGACACTGTAAAAAAAGCATTTAGAGGTATTTCTGAAAATTCTGCTTCAAAACTATCAAGAGCAATAAGACTTGGTGTTTTAGAAGGAGAGTCTTTGCCGAAGATTGCAAGAAGGCTCAAAGGCCCAAATCTTAGATTCAATGCCAAACCACAAAATTCAATTGCATTGAACTCTGCATTAAAAAATTCTGAAGGGATGCTTTTATCAAATAAACAAATACAAACTGTTGTAAGAACAACTGTAAACCAAGTACAAAATGCAGCAAGTCAAGCAGTTTACTCAGCAAATAAAGATATCACTGGTAGATATCAATATGTTGCAACCCTTGATGCAAGAACAAGCTCTATCTGTCAAAGATTAGATGGTCAATTATTTAGATATGACCAAGGCCCAGTTCCTCCTCAACATTTCAACTGTCGATCTACAACTGTTCCTGTTATTGATGACGATGATTTGGCGAAAGCATTTCCAAACACAAGACCAAGTGCAACAGGTCGTGTTCCTCAAGATACAAACTATGCAACTTGGTTAAAAGATAATCCTGATCTACAGGAGAAAGTTCTTGGTAAAAAGAAAAAATATTTTAACTTTTTGATGAGTCCAAAAAGAGGAACAAAACAACTTAATGCAACAAACGCATTAAAAAAAATTATCCGAGAAGATGGAACAGAGTTAACATTAGTAGAGTTAGCTGATAAGTATAAAGATGCCAATTAGAAAAGGAAAGTCACAAAAGACAATCACTAGAAATATTAGAATGTTAATGAAAGAAGGCAAGTCAAGATCACAAGCTGTGGCGATAGCTTTATCAACTGCTAAAAAACGTAAAAGGAAGTAAGATAAAGGCAGCTAATTATTTTCCTATGTACGGCACACCTAAGAAAAAAAAGAAAGTAAAGAAGGGAGGTAAAAAATAATGGGATATACATTTAAAGTCCAAACTTATGATGAATCAAAAAAAGAACCAAAAGCTACTTCAAAAAAAACAAAGAAGGTAACAAGTGAAAAAAAAGAAACTAAGGAAAGTTCCTAAAGACAAGAAAACAGGTGTTCCCAAAAAATACCTGTCTGGTTCCAAAAACAAGTCTGCGAAAGCTGCTGAGATTAAAAGAACATCAGAGCTTTATAAAAAAGGTGCTTACATTGACATAAAGGCCGTATCTAAATCACGCACAAAACAAGATGGTACAAAAAAGAAAACCACTAAGCGAAAAAGTAAAAAGTAGCTTAAAGAAAAAAGCAAAAGATACTAAGTTTTTTTATGGGGAACTAGC